AGTCGTCGTCATCGTCTTCGTCCTCGTCTTGCCCATAGAGGATGTCATGGATGTTCGATACAATACCTTCAATAGCATAATCATTGCCAAATTTGAGAAAGGCGTTCTTGGTTTCGGTGCCATCTTGAAATGTAGCCACCACAAAGCCAGAGTCAAAATATTCAACAAGTTCTGAGCAAAGCTTGTCCAGCACCTCTTGTAGCCGTTTGTCATGGACGGCCATTTTAGTCTTGGGTTTCTCCGCAGGTTTTGCATCTGAGGATATGGACTACCCCATGATCAATCCGTTCAATCTTTTCCGATCCACAGTAGAAACAGGTCTTGGATTGCGGCTTGCGGTAAACCTTTTTCTTCTTTTTTTCTTCGCTCATTTTTTGACTGTTGATGGGTTGATTCGCACAAAGTTGCGTACTAGCGAGGCAGACCGCGTCTTGAGCCACACCCCGTCCCCAGACTTGCTGTCCCGCGTCCCCCTGCCGTTTGTGTTGCCCTCGACACACTGGAACCTTCCGTTGGGAAGGACCTTGGTCACAATCCCGATATGGGAGAAGTCAAAAATAACAAAGTCCCCAACATGGGGCTTGGCCTTGTTAGAAAGAACCTTGGCCGTTGCGGGGCGTTCTTTGGCCCATGAGATATAGCCAAACGCCGCCGCTGTCCTCGGTCTCCACTTCTCGGGGGTCATTACCTTGAGCCCCAACCACTCAACATTTTCGGGGTCTTTGAGCCACTCGCGAACTACCCATGAAGTCAGGGCGGCACACCATGGCCAAGAAGCGGGCTTGAGGTTGGTGGCGGCTTGATACTTCCGCACCTGTGGACCGTTGTTGTTGCCCCCCACTTCTTTGACTCCCACTTGGGACAGGGCAATCTTGGCTAGGTTCTCAAGAGCCTTGGGAGTCTTCTGTTTCGGGGTTTCCCTCTTCTTTTCGACGGGCAACTCTGGCTTTGAGTTCTCCTTGGATTCGGATGGCAAGCTCGGCAAGGACGGCGCTTGGCCACCTTCTGATTCTATCCCAAGTAGTTTCTGGATTAACTGCCAAATCATCTGGGTTACTGCTCACCCATCAATTATAACAACGACAGACCCGTTTGCCAATATCCCAATTCCTAGAAATCCGCTCCACCTCGGACTCCAACGGAGACGCCTGTTTTTCCATCATGGCCCCGCTTGGTGATTTTTGCGGTGAAGCGGAGGGAACCGAATAAACGGACAAGGAAACTTCTGCGATCTTCTTGGTTCCCTTTGGTAAATATTGCTTTGAGAATTTCATTGTTGATCTTCTTCACTTGCGCTTGCGCTTTGTTGCGGGCTTTTTGACTTCAATGGCCCTGCGAATCTCGGTGTAGGTCACGGGACCAGCAACCCCATCTTCATCGGTATTGACCAAGGCTTGGATCTTCTTGACTCCCTTGACGTTGATTTCGTTGGTAACGTAGTTAACAATGGCAAGAATCAAAGCAACGACAAATCCCGTAAGGCTCACTTGGTCTACGGACTCGGCCAGCTTGGGGTCAATCATGGCCAGCTTGCTAACCACGGCGGCAATCCCCATGGCAATGAACGGGGTGATGACCCCGCCCATCTTGGAAACCAGAAAAGCCAGAAGTTTGTCTTTGGTTGTCGCGATCATTGGTCGATTTTAACCCGCTGAACGGCGGATTCAACCGTAAAACGAATCAGAGATTCAGAGGCATCAATGCCATTACGCAGGGCTGCGCTGGTGAGTTTTTTGACAGCGGCTTCGCGCTTTTGTGCGCCAGTTTTGCTAGTATCGGCCAACTCGCGGACAATGTCCAAAGCGAGAGGTAGAAGGGACGCGGCGGCATCCACAAAGAGTTCGCGGAGGATCGGCCCGTAGAAGGCCCAAATCTTGGAAGGAATACCCAGAAGGGTGGCGAAGAATGATTTCATAGGTTTAAAGCTAAACTAGAATCCTTTGGATTTCAAGTAATCTTCGATTCTTTTTGTGCGCTCGTCAATTCGGGCCAAGGTCTCAGATCTCTCTTGGTTCTCCTTATTGATCATTTCAATCCGCGCATCCTGTTTAGCATCATTGGCTTGGATAGACCGCATTTGTTCGGGTAGGACAACCCATCCATTGAGCGCCGAAAATAAAGTAACCATCAGGGCGATGCCTGCAATCAACTCGCTCATCGTGAGCTTCACTCCCCGCTCCATTCCTCTGCGTCTTGGTATTTCTTCTACGCTCATAAGTTATTATACGTTTGTTGGCGTGAAAGTGGGGGGTGGTGGCCCACCAAAACCAGTCGCGCCCCATCCTGTAGCCAGCCAAGGTTCTGCCACATCGCTGGTAGATTCGTAGTAATCGTCGCCATTCTCATTAATGAACCAGCGCGATCCGTCCCAAGATATTACCGAAGAAGTAATAAATATCCCTCTGTATGACGGCCTGCCATTAACATTGCCATCAAACACATGAGTGCCATTGACAATGACCGCCCCAGCGCCCGCGACAATGACAGCATTAAAAGTGGTCGTTGTAGCAAGTTGCGTAATAATGGAAGCCACTTGATAGCGCCAAGGCCAATCGATATATGTGGCTAGGTTTACGGGGTTGCCCGTGTCTCCACGATAGGCGGCGGCAATATGCCCCAAAGCTTGTTTTTCTCCCCAGTCGATAGTTCCAAGGCTCGACCCCGAAACAGCATTGTAGATATCCTTCCATGCATACTGTTTAGGTAGTCCAATATACGCTGTTTCATCTTTCGGTGCGCCTGCGGCTACGGCAATCTTGGCCCAGAGATAGCGTTCTGGGAGGGAGATGTAATTGGCTATGGGGTTGACTGTGGGTATTTCGGTTGCGGTGGGAGGCGGCCCATCCGCATCATCCACAATCCAAGTTCCAAGCCAAGGAAATTGAACATCTTCTTGAATAACATATGTTATTCGATCTTCAAAAGAATCAAATAAAGTCCAAATACTTGCTCCATCCCAAGTAATGGTATTTGATCCAGAAACATATTTGTTTCTTCCGTTTTCTTGGCCATCCAAGGTGTAGGTACCATTAGAGGTATCAGTGCCAGCGCCCGAAACCAAAACACTAGAAGCTCCTTGTGTTTCTTCTTTCTCTCCCACCAGCCATTGGGCAAGCATGTACTTTCGGGGCTGGTCAGCCGCCGAAGCAAAGACAGAATCTAAAGTGGGGAGAGCCATAGCCTATGGTCTCCGTCCTTTAAGCCATGCCCATGATTCGCTCACCCATGCCAGCCATAGGGGACACGCCAGCTTCCATTTCGTCAGCAGCCTCGTCCTCCATCTCGTCTTCGTCCTCGGCCTCTTCAGCCGCAATCTCGACGCCAGCAATCATGGTCGGGACAAGCGAATCGCCTTCGACGCGATAGGTTGTGAGTTCTTCAAAAGTATCGCCGTCCGCGACATCCTCTGGCAATGTGTAATTTTCGGGCAAGGGAAGTTTCATAATATTAGGTTTGTTTAAAGTATTGCGGGAAGTATTGGCGTTCTGCTTTTTCGCGGGCCGCACAGGCTTCCTCAAATGTATGGAAGTATCCTAGATGAATTGACTTACGATTGCAAGTAATAGTTGCATAATATGGGTTAGTTTTATTTCGGTGGGGCGCAAACTTGACGCCCTTTTTTCCGCTTTTGTTCCTCTTGCCAGCCCGATTTTGGATTGGGTGCGCCACTCCGTTGTGTGGGATATACACCTTTTCTTTGTCTCTGTCTGGTCGGGCAAACTCCCCGAAAACAATCTTTTCGGCAGATTTGCGGGCAGCTATGGCGTCTTCTTTTTCTTGAAACTGCCCAAGAATCTTCTTTTTGCCATCAACTGTGATATAGGCGAACCATTTCTGCTTGGTAGAAACGTAGCAGACCCCGACATGCCCCGAAGCATTGTCAGATCGTCTACGGCGGTTCATGGCGTTCTGGCTTGGTGTCACAACCCGAAGATTTTCCCTTCGATTGTCTAGGGTGTCACCGTTGATATGATCCACAATTTGCCCCTCTGTGGCATTCATTATAAGGCGGTGCATTCGTAAGTGCCGTCCCATTTCTGTAGCACATGCATAGGGATTGCATCCATCTGGAATAATGAACCAGTGATGTTGAATTAACTTTTCATGGTCACAATCATCTACGATTGTGAATTTATTATCGTTGAGTGGTATTTGTTTAGACATAAGTAAGGGTGGCAGCTTACGCCACCACCCTCACTTTGTCAATACTGATTTCCGTTACTTAGGGGACGAGGTAACCATAACCTGCCCCAGAGGCGCAAGGAACGAGATCGTTCGCAAGGCTGCAACGGAGGTGGATAATGTAATAGCCCCACTCAGGGAAGATTTGCTTCACCGCGCAGGCCATTTTGGCGCGCCAGTAACCACTATTCTTGTCGGGGT